CTAAACAGCCCTCAAACCCCGATCCCACGACAAACCCACGACATTCTTCAGACTCTCACCCATCGCAACCGCCACGCCGTCAAGGTCACCATCAAACAAATCAGCATACGTGTCCAACGTCATAGCCGCCGATGCATGGCCAAGTTGACGCTGCACCACCTTCACATTCGCCCCACTTGAGACCATTAACCCCGCCGCCACATGCCTCAAACCATGAGGCGTTAAGCGTGGAAACGTCGAGTCAGCGCTTTGGCACGCAGCAACAGCCGCCGCAAACCAGCCCGTCCGAGTCGACGATTTACGCAGTGGGCCACCACCAGGGGACTCAAAAACCCAACATGTCGCAGATTTCCCCTCAACCTCCTTATGGAGCCGCCGCAAAACAGGCAGTGGCACGGCAACCTCACGAGTCTTCCCGCTCTTTGGTGCACCAATCATAAACTCCTGATTCAGCTGCACCGCGTTTCGTTGAACACGGATACGCCCGCGCTCAAAATCAACGTCTCCAACTTGGAGGCCCACAGCCTCACCCCAACGTAGACCCACCGTGCCTAGCACCCACACAAGCGTCCCATGCTCCCCGGCCTGTGCAGCCAATGCGCCTAGCTGATCCACCGTTAGATAAGCTTTCACCGGGGTAGACCGCCTAGGTAATCGCAGATTCCGCGCCGGGTTAACAGGGATCAACCCATCTTGCACAGCCACATCCAAGACACCCGCTAAAATGCCGTGAAACTGACGAATAGTCGAAGGGGCTTTATCCATCGTCGAAAGCCACCCCTGTATCTCCGATGGGCGGATACTTGCCGCTTGCCTGTCCCCCCACTGTGGGAGGACTGTGCCGTTAAGCCTGTGTCGATCCGCTGCAAGTGTAGACGGTTTTAAATGCTGCCTACCCGCCCACCACAGCTCCGATAACTGCCGGACAGTAACCTTGCCCGCATTGGGGTCGATCCACGCCCCTGCGTCGATCTGAGTAGTGTTTGCAGCCGCCCACGATTCTGCCTTAGCTTTCGTGGGAAACCCCTGCTTTGTGCGACTTTTGCCGTCAGGAGAGCGGTATTGGACGCGCCACGCAGTCCCCGACGCTGTCTTGTATTTACGGACACTAGCCATTAGGTAGACTTCTTCCTTAGTCGATGCACCCTAATAGGTGTTGTTGGCTGATCCCCGTGGCGGGGTTGCCTAGGAAACAAAGCCGCCACGGGGCCACACACTTTTTTACTGCTGAGGCTGCCCGGCGCGCTGTTGCTCCAACTCAACCATCTGTTGCACCGCGTCTTGTAGAATCTCGTCACCGATCAACGTGGTAACCATCGCCTCATCTTTCGACGACGGCGCAACGTAGCAACGCAGCTCGTATTCATCACGAACCCCGAAAGAGTTTTCAGCGCTCATAGTCGTATCAACAATCCACTTATCACCCTCATCGCTCTTTTTCACATCCTTCGAGTTGTAGGAGCCAAATTTCACCGTATCCGGATGATTAGCGCGCGGCTTTGCTTGATGTTTGCACAGGCTGAATGCCCTTGATTTGTCCATAGCGTTGATGTGGTCATCATCGTTGTCTTTTTCGAATTGTTTGCGCGCTTCTTCTTCTTTTCGTTCAGCTTCCTTACGGGCCTTTTCTTCTTCTTTTGCCTGGTTTTTAGCCTCTAGTTCAGCTTTCTTTGCTTCTTTGTCAACAGCCGTTTCGGTGGTCGCCGTGGTAGTCACAGGGGCGGCTTTATGCTCGGAGGCCGGGGGAGTGGGGGTGAGAGCATTGATAATGTTGCTAACGATGCTCAGCACGATAAACGCGCAAACAGCGATGGCAATCTTTGCTCCCTTGCTAAGTTCGGAAAATTTACGGGTGAGATTGTTCATTTTTTTTACCTTTCAAATGACTGGTAGGAGGCCTTTGCGTCGGACAATATCGAGCCACACGCTTAGCATGCGCTCTGTGACGTCCAGATTGTAGGCGATGATTGAGTGGTTAGGGCCGTGGACAGTTTCTTCAAATTGGTAAGCGCTGGCACTGATTAGGATACCTGCGGCCCATTCGTCTGCTTTGCGCTCATAATGAGCATCATTGCATTCGTCGTGTCCAAACACCGCGTGCCCTAGCTCATGAGCCAGGGTGCAGCGGTAATAACGGCCTTCCAGATCAGTGCGTAGGCTGATTGTCCGCGTGTTTTCATCGTAGTAGCCACGCCGTCCCCCGGTGTGTGAAATGATCCTCACGCCAAGGTCTTGTGCGGCGGCTTCCAGCTCAGGGGATGAAATCGTGGTCATCACCCCAACTCTCCTCATCCGGGGCACCATCCGCAGCCGCATTCTCATAATCAAAGACCTCACCGCTAAGAGCACGCGGCCCCGACATGCGGGTGATGTTGTCGACCTCCGGCCAGGGAGCATCAGGGGCCGGGTTTATGTAATTATCGCCCCGGGCGAATAGCCTATCTGCTTCTGGATCACTACGACGGTTAATCTCGTCCAAGATGTCGCGGTTCTTTGCTTGGTGCAGCATCGTGCGAATAGCGCCGGTGATCTCGTGGGGATACAGGTAGCCAGTTTCAACGAGCCCGTCAACGGGGGAGCGGTTATAAGCACGACACAACGCAATCACCATCTCAGGGGATAACGAGTTCTTTTCTAGTTGTCGGCTGATCGTTGTCTGGGCATATCCCGCTTTCTCACTGGCAGATCTCATTGAATCGCCGTCGATTAGGGCTAGCGCCCATTCTCTATGATCTTCGTTTTGATGCATATCTAGATCATATATAACAAACTGTGTTCAGTCTAGTTAATGCAGGTCAAAGCATGTACGGGGGTAATGAACGGGGGTAGTAAACTCCTGTAAGTTTGCTAGCCGTGGACAACTGCTGCATACTGTGTGCAGTGACAACTTAAGAACAAAGAAAGGAACTCACATGAACTCTTCTTCTGCTTATCGTTTCCGGCCCGGCGCGATTGACGCTTTGGCCGCCCACCACAACCTACAGACTGAAAACGCGGTCGCGGGTTTTCTCGGAGTCAACCTTGACCAATTGGGGAAGCTTCGACACGGGGCGCTCGTAGGGCTACCGATGGCGATGCGTGTGAGCACCCTCACCGGCTTTGACTACAAGTTCAGTCCCTGGTTGGAAACCGTTGTTTCCGAGCCCGCCGCTTAAATAAGGAGACTTACTAATGGAACTACAGACTTTCAACTTCGACCGTATCCCAGTCCGCACCGTTGTGGATGAACACGGGGAGTGGTTTTGCGGCCGCGATGTCGCTGAAGCGTTGGGCTACAAGCGAACCGCTGACGCTATTGCCCAACATGTGCGTGGGTCGGTGATTTACCGACCCATCTTAGACAGCCTTGGTCGTGAGCAACAGGCAAAGTTCATCACCGAGCCGGACGTTATGCGCTTGATCGTCTCTTCTAAGTTGCCAGCGGCGCAAAGGTTTGAGCGATGGGTGTTTGAGGAAGTGTTGCCGCAGATTCGTCGCACCGGGTCCTACAACGCAAATCAATTCAGCCCCGCCGATCTCACCCGCGCTGAGATTCTCCGTATCGCGTTGAACGCCGAAGAAGAACGCCTCGCCCTGGAAGCAAAGAACAAAGAACTTGAGCCAAAGGCCGACGCTTACGACACGTTCATTGACGCTACAGGCAAATACAACGTTGGAACGGTGGCAAAGATGTTGGGCATGGGGCAAAACAAGCTGTTTAAAGAGCTGCGTAACCGTGGTGTGTTTATCGCAAAGGGCGCAAATTCAAATACCCCGTACCAGAAGTACATGCAGCACTTTGAGGTGAAGGCATATACCTTCGAGCGCTCCAACGGTGAACAGGTTATCCGCTACACAACCTACGTGCAGCCGTCCGGGGTTGATTTTATCCGCCGCAAATTGGGGTTAGATCGTATCGACCCGCCGAGCCTCCTTGATCTACCCCCTAGCGGTGACGTCACTGTGACGGGCAGGGGCTAGTCATGGATAAACCCACCTGGCGTGACTATGTAACCCCCGGCGCTGTTTTCGACACGATTCTTCTAACCATTCTCATTATCGGCTTGATTATCGGGGCCGCAGCTTTAGGAGCCTAACTATGAACGAGTGCCAACACTGTGACTGCTATCGGTCATTCTCCGCAGATATGCATAAGTGGCAGCGGGAGTTCGCGAAAGACGTTGACCGTTTCAAAGAAACAGGAAACATCCGCATCACCCCCGGCATGCCACTTATGCAGGAATACTTCAATGGTGCTTCAAGCGAGCCAGCGAACACCGCTAGCCGCGTCGCCAACATAAGCACCTCACCATAGTTCTCTCGCTGCGCCGCATCCATGATGTCCCTCAACATTTCCTGGGTGCGGACAGCTTCAGCAGGGATATGACCTTCAAATCCGTCCATTGTTTTCACCTCCTTTCCGTGGCTAGCCGCCACGGCATTAACCCTAGTTGAACGGGAGAAACGCCATGAATGAAGTTTTAACCCCCTTGGACTATGTAGACGGCTTTATCGCCCTCGTTGATCTTCTGATCCACCTGCCCGCCCTGGTTTAAGGGCAGTGCGCCCCTAGTAGGGCAATGGCCGGGGTGCAATCCCCCGGGCGCACACGAGACACCCACAGTGTCGTGTTCTTTGAAAATTGAATAGATAAGACGTGTGAGATACAGGCGCTGGCCGTCGTGATGACGGCACAAACCCACCCCCTCGCAAGGGCTTGGTGAAGCGCAAGCAGGCATGCAGGAACCACCACACGGTGAGGTAACAGCGCACGTCTTCTGGAAAAACAAAACAAATCCACCCCGGCCACACTCGTGGCCACAGGTCCCCGGCACAGGCCGCCATGTGCGTATTTTTTTATCCAATTTTCTACGGATGCGGTTTCAGTAAACAACGTGCCGTCCAGATGTCGGCACACGCGCACGCCGCCGGTTCAACTCCGGCAGGGGACACGAAAAAGGGACGCGGGTTTCAAAGTTGATCCTCAGATACTCCCCGCGCCCCTTTTTTTCTCAAAGGTGCAGCAAAAAATAGCTGCCCACTCATCATACCAGGAGTCAACCGTGATTTTTCAAACCATAATCATCATGGCCGCAACCGCGTTGATAGTCGTAATCCAGCTCTCAACCTTGGGGTTAATGAAAAAGCAGATGGACGATTTTATCAACGCACTACAGATGTTCAACTCCATCAGTCTGCCGACCTTCCAGGTTAAGCCTTCTCCGATGGACTCTTTCGACGCCACTTTTGACGACGTATTCAACGAAAACACCACCCCATCGACCACCCACACGGGCAAATGATCCCGCAGATACCAGTGTTCAACACTGGAAAGTGGAAACTCGACGCTAAATGCGCCGCCCCGGATATTGACCCGGAACTGTTCGACATAGCCACCATAAAAACGCGCTTTCGTGGCCGCGTCGCTGAACATGGGGTCGAAGCAATCACCCGGGAACTCTGCCAGGGGTGCCCCGTCATTCAACAATGCGCCGCCTACGCCCTCGAACAATGCAAAACCTGTGCAGGGTTGGTCTACGCAGGCACCCCCACATGGCCCCGTTCAGGTGGTTCAGCCGCCCCCCGTGACGATGTTATTGAAGCGCTCATGCTCATTAGCGACGGCATGGACGTTGAACAAGCCCACAAGCAAGCTTTTCCAGAAACGGACAAAGACCATGAGCAAACGTGAACTAACCAGACTCATAGATCTTGTTGAGGCTGTCATAGGTAAACGTACAGCGTTCCTAACCGTCGGCGAGTTTGCGCAAATCACAAACACGCACCCCGTAAATATTCGCGAGCGGTGTGCGCGAGAGAACGACTTTGCACAACAAGCCGCCACAGGGAAACACTACCGTATCCCCGTCGAAAGGCTCACAGAATATGTCAAATAGTCACTGTGACTTTTCAGGCTGTACAAAACCCGCCGTTGACGTTGGCATCTTTTGGATGCATTTTTGTCCAAAGCACGCCGACATTGCAGCCTTGTTGCTTAACAAGCAGCGACTCGCAAAACACCGTCACGCGTCGAAGCAAGAGCGCGTTTTGCGGCTAGAAACCTACTACGACCTTTAAGGAAACCACCATGTCCTTTTACGTACACAAAGAACTACCACCTCGCAGCAATTGGCGCATGGCCAAAGCCCCGTCAAAAGAACGCAAAGCCTACCACGCTATGGTGCACGCAAACCCCGGAATGTGGGTGTCTGCAACACTCGAAGACCTCCAACCAAATCACGGTGTGACGGATAAAACCCAGCTGATTAAGAAGGTTCGCAACATTGCTGACTCCATCCGTAAGGGTGTCGCCCCCTTTAATGATGAATACTTTTATGAAGCCGCGTCACGCGACGGCATCGTCTATGTCCGCGTCCTCACTGAGGACATGGTTGAGGGGGTAGAGGATGAAACGCAGGGTTAACGACGCGCCCGCGCCGGGCACCCCCGCGTGGCGGAAAATCATCACCGCCTCCAAAATCCCCGCCATGATCCGAGACGGCGAAACAGGCAAATACCTAGGCCTAGGGTACAAGCCCGCCTATGACCTCTACATGGAAATGATGGGCTTATGGGACGATCTCATCACCCCACAACAGCAAGCCATGTTCGACGACGCACACGACGCAGAAGACTACGCGGTCAACGTGTGGAAACGCGCAAACCCAGAGTTTACGCAATTTAGTCGTGGTGAAGTCGCTTTCACAGATGATGAACTACCGTTCCCTAATCTCGTTACGATTGACCGCCTGGCAACCAAAGGGAAACAACGGCACATCATTGAGGTTAAACGCCCACGGCAACCCTTAGATGTTCCACACGATGGGTGGGTGGCACAAGTCCAGTTCCAAATGGGTGTATCTGGAATCCATGAGGCAGATATTGTCCTGGTGCCTGTGTATGGAACCCCGTCAATTCACCCCGTGGCCTTTGATCCTGAATTGTATGAGGCGCTTGTCAGGGACGCTACACACTTTTGGCATTTGCTGGAGTCTGAAACCCCACCGGATGCAGAAGACAGCAAACTCGCAAGCGCGATGTACGCACAAACCCCCACCACGCGGGACGCTATCGACCTAGACGAGAGCCTCATGGATCAGCTTGTCACCGTGTGGCAAAACCTCGCCGCGTTGGAAAAAGAAGCCGGTGTTTTAGAGAACAAGGTCGCTGAACTAGCACAATCCGCAAAGGAAGCAACCTTCCAGGGCGTGACCGTGGCCTCAAAACGCGCCGGTCGTTTCAGTGAGAAACGCTTAAGTGAAGAGCAACGCCTTGAGGCCGCTGCCTTTGAGGTAAAGAAAACAAGTCTCGACACACGCCGGCTCAAAAAAGAAGCCCCACACCTGTACAACGCAGGCCTTGGAGACAGCACCTTTGTATTCAACAGGAAGGCATGGTCATGAGTGTATTTGAAGACAAACTCCGAGATATTCACTTTGACCTCGCACGCAGCCAAAGCCACGCCCACGCGCTAGACATGTGGGCTGAAACCCCCGTACAGGAAACCCTAGCTGCCCACGTCCACAGCATCATCACACAAGCAGAAGCAGATATTAGGGGTCTGCGTATCAATTACCGCCTACACATTGAAAGGGAAACCAATGTCTAACCAACTCGAACCCGCCACTAACAACCCCACGCCCGCGCCGATCATGTCAGGGGGTATGAGCCTTGTTGAACACGCAAACAACATGGACGCAGCTCACCGCCTGGCACAAGCCTTGTGCAAAACCTCCATGGTGCCTAAGCAGTACATCGGCAAACCAGATGACGGTGCCGCCGCCATCCTCTACGGCGCAGAACTAGGCCTCAACCCCATTCAATCATTGCAGCAAGTCATGGTTATCAACGGTAAACCCGGTCTTGAGGCACGCACCATGGTAGCCCTCCTCAAAGCACGCGGCTACCGATTCACCACAATAGAGTCCTCCGACACGTCCGTCACCGTCCAAGCAGACTCACCCCGTGGCGAAAGTGAACAAAGCACCTGGACGCTAGAGCGGGCCAAAAAAGCAGGCTACGTCACAAACAAACTCTACCAGTCCAACCCACAAGCGATGCTGTATGCAAAAGCAGCCGCCGAAGTGTGCCGCCGCATCGCACCAGATGCACTACTGGGTATGCCCTACAGTGTGGAAGAAATGAGGCTCGACAACATCGGAGCGCCCACACAAAAACCCACCGTCACAGTATCGAAGAAACCACAGTCAGCACTTGCAGCGGCAAAAAAACAAGCCCCCACAACCCCACCCTTTGCCGACCTCATTCAGGCCACAACCACCCTGCCAGAACTAGAGGCAGTCATGGACAAAGTCATGGCCCACTACACAAACCCCGATGACCCCAACCGGACTGAACTCACTGATTTGGCTAATGAAAAGTGGGACGAAATCAAGAACGAGGTAGCAGAATGATCCCCTTCGAGTTTTTCAGGGGTCGACTGGTCACAGACCCTGAACTGCGTTTCACAAACACCAACCGCCCGGTCGTAACATTCCGCATTGCCAACAGTGACGCTAAAAAAGTGGGGGAGAACCAGTGGGAAACCACTAACCAAATCTTCCTCCGATGCTCCATGTGGGATGCAAAAGCCGAAGCCACAAACACAGCCCTCTCTAAGGGCATGGAAGTAGTAGTTTTCGGCAAACTCATCACCCACGAATACCAGGCCAAAGATGGGACGAACCGATCGTCTACCGAAGTGAAAGCACAAGACGTGTTCACCATTGTTAAGCCCGCGCCGGGGCAACAAGGGCAGCAACAAGGGCAGCAACAAGGAGGGTGGGGAAACAGTGGGGCAACCAGTGGGGCGGGCAACAGTTGGACACCACAGGGTGCTGACAGTGACGAACCCCCGTTCTAAAAAACGTCCAGAAACAAGCCCCGCGTGGTGGTGCGCCCACCTAGAAAAACACGGGGTACACCCCACCCGCACCCTAGTCAATGCACTCGTAACAATTTTCAACAATCTAGACAACTGAAAGGGGTGCAAAACACATGACATGGTTTCGTGTCGATGACGGTTTTTACGACCATCCAAAGATTGAGCAACTGCCAAATGCCTCAATTGGTTTATGGGTGAAAGCCGGGTCATGGTGCGCACAGCACAAAACCAACGGGCAAATACCGACAGTTCTCGCACGTCGAATGGGAACTAAGAAGCAAATCCAGTACCTAATTGACGCAGGTTTTTGGGAACAATGCGGCGACTACTACCAATTTCATGAGTGGCGTAAACATTAAAACCCAAATTATCGACCGAAGATACCCCGCAAGGTGCGCGAAAAAAGTCATGGCTCGTGATGGGTATCAATGCGTGTGGTGCGGGGCGAAAGACAATCTTTCACTTGACCACATAATTCGCTACAGGGATGGAGGCCCTGACACTGAATACAACCTTCGCGTCCTATGTATGCCGTGCAATCTGAGCAGTGAAAGGAAGGTGCCGAAATGGGTTGGATGAAAGTAGACGACCAGTTTCATTCGAGCAGAAAATTGAACTCTATTCCTAAGCGGTTTCGGTTCCAGGCTGCTGGCTTATGGATCATCGCGGGGTCGTGGGTTGCAGCCCAAGAGACTGATGGGTTTGTCCCCGACTACATGATTGATGCGTGGAATCCGTCGCAAAAGACGGTTGAATCTCTCGTAAGTTCGGGACTTTGGAGGCGTGAATCTTCGGGTTTTAGCTTTGTTTCGTGGCTTGAGTTTAACGTGAGTCGCGAAGAGTCAGAGGCTGAACGTGCCGCGGGTCGTGAACGAAAAAGGAAAAGTCGAGAGCGTAAGCGCCGTGAAGCTGCTGGTCATGGGGTTGCGTTTGAAAATGTCACGCGTGACACCCCTGTGACTGTCACGCGTGACTCCCGCGTCCCTGTCACGGGGGTGTCACAGCGACCCGACCCGACCCGACCCGACCCGACCCAAAAAGGGGGAGGGGTAGCAGACAGTGTTACGACCGCGCGCGCGGAT